ATGCTCACTTTAGACGAGATAGGTCAATCTGTTCGTAACAACATTCAGTTAGTTATTGACCATGTGGGGTTGCCTCTCGCAGTTGGCCCGATCAGTGATGAAGATTACAAGATCCTCTGTGGTGGTTATGGCGAGCTTGAGTGGGACTATATGCTCGGTGCCTATGGTAATTCTGATGACAAGTATGAATTTTGCATCAAACTTGTTCAGCAAGGAGTAGTGCAGGGGATTCCTTCAGGGGCGGCAATTTGTGTTTACGGGGTTGAAGATAAAATCTTTCGCATCCATATTGTTGAAAGGTTCTCAAGGGAAGATGAATCACACCCACTAAAAGGGCGAATGGTTTTGCTCACACTAATGAGTGCCTTTGTTTTTTGTAAGGCTGTCGAGTGTGAGGTTGTTCAAATCATTGAACCAGTTCCTGAATTGCGGCCATTTTATGAGTCGTTCGGTTTTTGTATGGAAAAGTGTGGCTACGTAATGTCTACAGCCACAGATAATCTGCAAGAGACATTTCTTAAATTCGCACAATAGATGTAGACGCCGAGTGTCTACAGATTGTAGGATATCCATCCGGATTACCTTAAAGGTACATCTGGGACAGTCGTTATGTATTCGCACTACTGAAAACGATGTCACCAATCGGAGGAACCGATTGGCACAAGTTGGCTGGACAAGCTAGCTTTAACTAAGAGGTTAGAGGCGCCCTTATCGTCTCGGGAGTTTTCTATGAAAGATCAAAAAGCAACCAAGCCACAGGTTAAGTTCGACACAATGAAAGCATTCGCAGGTATGGGTGCTGCTGTTGAAGTTCTGATGAAGGCTGCTCCTAACGCGTTCACTCACGCTATTGTCTCTGGTAAAGAGCAGCAGGGTAAGCTTCGTCGTCGCAAGGCAGCATGATCATAGCTGGTGCTTTTTGAAAGCCCGCCATCTGGCGGGTTTTTCTTTTTTTATCTGTGTGAAACTCAACTATTTTTCTGTTTGTTCGTTCTGACCCTTTCCCACTCAATTCTGCCTTCTTCACGCCGCTGGTCTATATACTCAGCAAGATCCTGAATGTTGATGCAGCGCTTCGCTTTCTGTGATGTTCCTACACGATAAGTCGGGATCGGCAACTGACAGGCATTTGCTTTCGCTTCTGCTGTGTTAGGGCTCATACCGAAATACTTTTGGCATACAGCTGACAGCTCGATGTTAGGCGTGTTGAACTCAGCCATAAGTAAAAACAAAGTATTCATAGACATTCTCCATACAACCTGGCTGCACCCAGGGAAAATTACAGGTCTCTGCTGGTGGCCGGAATCAACTTCTGCCAGATCGCGGACACGTATTTTGCTTGATGTCGCGCATCGGCCAGTGCGTTATGTGCAACCCCATCAAATGGCATATCACGCTTAGGATCGAAACCTACAACTCTGCCCAATGTGACGATGGTTCTGACGTCGTGATCGTTCCAAAATTGCCACGGGCAAACCTGGCCGGCGCGCTCATATGCGCCGCGCAATATAACGTTGTCGAAAGTAGCTCCATTGCCCCAAACTTTTAAATATTTCGGGTTATCAGAATGTCGGTTAATGAAATGGCTCAGTTCAGATAGGGCAGACGATATCGGCATCGCATCATCAACACAGATTGCTGATCGTGCTTCTGAGCTTTGTCTTAACCACCACAGAATAGTGTCACCATCCGGCACCGCTCCCTGCTCCATAGCACTTTCAAGGTTAACGGCGGTGTAAAACTCCTGACCCAGTTCACCACTTTGCGGATCGAAGAATACGGCACCAATGGAGACGATAGGGGCATTCGGCTTTTTGCCCATAGTTTCAAGGTCGATCATTAAGTTGTTCACGTTAAATATTCTCCTGTTTGGCTATTCAGTAATCTTGCCGCGACGCATCGCACGTAGGTTTTTCAGGTTTGTTTCCTGCTCTATTTCGGCACATATTTTGCGATACTCATCATGTTCCACTCGTTCAAAATCTTCGTTAAAGCGTTTGATGCTAATCGTTCTCAGCCCGCCATCATTGCGTTTGATTCGGACCGAGTGATCGCTACAGCTATGGATAATTACGGGCCAGTTGCTACTGTCCGTGTAGATTTGACCGCGCCGAATCAGGCTAAACATTCTTATTTTTTCTCCTGCTCTGACTGTTCTTTGATATGCAATCGAGGTTCCCCGTCTTTCGGCTCAGGCCATTGGCGAACCTTATTTATAGCCAGCTTTTTTATCATTGCCTGGGTAATCTGCTCATCACTGATACCGGCACGACGTTGCGCATCCCATAACAGGAATTGCATGTCAGCCCATTCGCTAAGGTCGCCTGGTTCAGCAGCAGCCTCGAGCGCTTCTTTGGAAAGGTGCTTCAGCGGACCAACTGGACCGACATCGCCGAAAGTAGCCTGTGACCACGCTGCATGCTCACGGCGTACCAGCTCGCGGGCAATAGCCCCATCAATCACCTTCAATACATCAGCGAGAATGTAGGCTCTGTTCCCGCCGTTTGAGTATTGGGTATCATGCAGCAGGTGTTCGCGTATCTGGTGCAGGCGATCGAGTGATACAGGACCGTGCGCCGGGTGGTTAGTTGTCATGATGACGCTCCTTCTTGATACTGTTCGAACCAGAACACAACCGGCTTTTCGATTACTTCAACCAGTCCAAAGCGTTCAGCGGTGCGGAAATTCACAGACGTTTTTAATGCACGGCCAGCCTGCATGGCTATCTGGTTACGAAATTCCTCAATATCGAAAACAGATTTAAACAAGTTGCATGGAGCACATGCCGGGAACAAATTGCCGTAATTGTCATATTGAGGGCGGTAAACTTCGCCGGTCTGCTTTAGCTTCCATTTCCCGTTCAGCCTGGCCTGTTCATCAATTTCCAGTTTGCGATGAACAGCTTCAACATGGTCAGCATGCCAGCCTTTCTCTGGTAGTTCGCAGCCACAATAAGCACAGCGACCGCCGAATTTCATGCGCAGTTCTGCGCGTTGTTTTTTCGTCAGCGCCATCTCACTCTCCCTTCACGACAATGCCAGCGAGCCAGTTACGAACGCTGATAAACTCAGCATTCCTAAATCCGCTTTTGACGTAGATGAATGGCAGTCGTAGGTTGTGGCCATTACATGCCAGGTAGTCTTTGCATCCCTGTTCGGTGAAACAGCAGGTAACGAAATCATCAATTTCTTTCAGTGCAACTCTGCGCCATTTTTCAGGTGGTTCACGGAAGTTTTCATGGAGTAATTCAAGGCGCATTCGTTGGCGCTCATTAGCTTCGTTACCATCTTCATCAACCCAAACAATGCGGTCATGGTCGTAATCAGCATCAACAACGATTTCGCGCTTTTGGTAAACGCAAAACATCGGGTCGGATGTAATACGGTTATCCTGCGATAAAATGTTTTTGCCGATGACACTGAACGATTCTGGCGCGGATTTTGCCTCCAGTTCTGTGATAAGTGCCATGGCTTCACTTTCCTTCAAAATTACGGAGTCATAGCTTTCAATCTGCTTTTTGATTTTGGCAATTAGCACTTCAAGTGATTTGCTCATTGTGCAGTTCCCTGTCTTGCTCTATTCAACAGCTGGTTAAACATTATGGTTAGGCTGTTACTGCACCCAAACGGCATATCGTTAACCCGGTATGTTGGAATGCCCTTGCGAACACCAGACTTCACGATCCGGCCTGTGCCATAGAGTTGCGATAATGCTCCGGCGACCGCTGGCGTCGTTTTGTTCATGCCTTTGGCGATTTCACCGCTGGTGGTATTTGGATGAGCCTGGAGATATTCAAATACGGTCATGGCGTTTTACCTTTACGTTCCTGTTCCAGTTGCACCAGAGACTCTTTTAATGCTGCGAACGTAGCTTCTAGTCTGGTGGCGACTTCGCGCATAAGCGGTGCATGCTTTGGTGGCAATTCAGCAACGGAGGCAAACGCCTCCGCTACGAGTTCTTTTACCTTCATGCGGCGCATTGGCGCTGCTCCATCAATTCGTTAAAGCGATTGATGAACATGCCGTATGACTGGCCAGGACGAACTGGATTGATAATGAATAAATCCGTTGGGACAACTCCCTCGAGGCATGGCCAAATGGAACCTTCGTCAATCTCAAAATCTCGGCGTTCGCTGGCAAGCATCACCAGGTCGGCATATTTCACAGTTGGGTGTTGTTCCGTCGGTAGGCCAAATTTCTGGCGAATAGCAGCGTCTACGCGAGCTTCGATCACCTGGTAATCCGGTAGCAGGCGCTTAAGAGGCGAGGGGATATCCTGCAGGTAGGCTTCGGCGGCGTCATGAAGCAGTGCTTCTAATGCAAACTCCTGTGGAACGAGGTGGCTGGTTAAAACGCTATGCTGGCCGACGCTGTAAAACTCAGGAAGATGCCCTGCAAAGCGGCAGATATGAGACAACGCGGTGGCGATATCTTCGATCACGATATCGTCCTGTTGGATATCGAGGTAATTAAAATGTTTGCCGGATAATGTCTGAATATAGCTCATGGTTTTCTCCATATTGGCGCGCTGCACCGCGCCATTAAATTAATGAATTGCTGAATTTAGCGTGCAGCAACCCAACCCATTACATGGGTTAATTAGAGTGGTGTTTGTTAGGCTGCTGGTTTTTGTGACTGATCTTCTTTGTAGGAAAGAAGATCACACATCAGGTTCACTACTTTACTGAATTGGAAAAGATCAGCACCGGCCTGATGACGCCACTGAAATGCTTTATCATCTTCATCGTTGAATGTTTGGGCTTGGGTATTGATGCGCGAAAAATGGAAATTTTCGGTGAGGATGAACGATACACCGCATCCTGCTAGCTCCATTTTATCAACGGTAAAGCCGCTATTAAGGCTATCAGCTAGCTCGCTTTGAATTGAGTCGTGTTCAGCTGAGTAGCGAATAACTTCCTTTTGATCGGCAAGGCGGGACAGCTGGATATAACTGCCGACGGTAAACCCTTCAAAATCATTGGCCACGCCATTGATATAGTTTTTCAACCGCGTAGTTAAACCGTTCTTAATATCGCTAATGTTGATTGTTTCTGTTTTAACGGAACCGACAACTTTCACCAGCATAGCTACAGCCATACCGGCAATATTTTTATTGGTCGTATTGACCACTAATAGCTTTTCATTGGTGCTGTACAACGCAAGGATCAGCGTTGATTTAACAAATGCCTGTTTACACAGGTCAACGCGGACGCTGTCGATAATTGCTAATCGTTCGATACGTTTGATTTTACTCCCGGACATATCTTCGATTCTTTGGATCCGTGCTGCGGCTTCCTTCAAAACAACATGCTGGGGAATGATTTTCTGATCATGGCGGATCACGATGGCATACCCACCTGATATTGGGGTGACCAATTCGCCAGTGATCGAGTTTGGCACAAAAGAGGCGCGTGAAAACTCAGTTTCACCAATCTCGGAGTAGGGGAGTTCAAGCAGATGCCCCTCGATAGCTTCAATGCTAGGTAGTGTGGCGCGGTACACGATTGCGTTACGGAACTTAGGTAATTTCATTTAACTTTCCTCTGCACAAGGTTTTAGTCCATACACGAAGTTAAGGCGGCTGCCACCGCCGAACTTTCTCCATACACAACAGAGAAGGGCACCTGCATTGGTCGGCGGCTTGAGAGACCGCTTTCTTTTTGCCCGGGTGGATTGGGTTATGAGCCCGTCGCCCGGTGATGCCCTTTTCTGTTGCGTAAAAAGGGCGGTACCGAGGTAGAACATTATCTTCGTCCCCCTTGCATAAGGTTGAAGACCCTGGTACCGCCAAGACTACACACAGCATCTGGTACAGCTACTACGGGTTTACCACATCAAAAAGAGCACTACCGCGTTCTGCCGCCCCATCCTGGCTTTTGGTACTGCAACGGCTGCGAGATGTTTTTTGCATGCCAGCGCTCTTTTGGTTATGGCCTCGTCTCTTCCGAGGTGTCACACCTGATCGCCACGCTGGTGAAACGTCTCTGGCTGCCGTACACGCCTGGCTTGCATATTCCGGCTACCCGCTGGATCTGGATATGTCTTGCAAGGAATCCCCGGACTGCTGCGGCACATGTGCCATATGCCGTACTGCAACTGCTGCCTGTCTTTTCACCACATCAGGCTCAGTGGTATTCTTGGAGTTCTCACACAGCCAAGAAGATAAACCTATGAATAACGATATTATTGAGTTAAGACTCACTGCTATTGAAGCTGCGATTAAGACCATTTCAGCTGCAATATGTGCTAATGAGGGCCCACTATCAGATGACCTGCATAACCAAATACAATTATTGCGCGATCAACTGTCAAGCCCAGAAAACACTGTTAAACAGGAAGCCATCACCTATCAAACCATTAAGCTTCTTGATTCTCTTAATTGCGACCCGTGGGATCCGTTTTAAAAAACTTCTCATTGAAGGCCGCCATTTTAGATTTTGAACGAGCCCTTCGTTCGGAATGAAGGGTAAGTTGCATGTCCGATAGAGCGCTAAAAACGGCAGCATTGAATGCCAGAAACTCCGATTCATCACTGCACTCAGCAGTAATTTTCCCGTTAACAACCAACTCTATCTTCATTCCTGATGCCCACAATGTTCGTTGCTGATGGATGTAATATTAGACATCTTACATTTACAGTCAAGTCTATTTTGTAAGTTTGCTTACTATATTTTCACAGGCATAAAAAAGCCCGCATGATCAGCGGGCTTGTAGGAACCAGAGGGGCTAAAGGTCAATGATAATTTGTTTAACTATCCCAATTAGATTGGTCTCTTGATTCACCTCAATGGGTTTAAACGCAGGATTCAGTGGGATTAGGTACGAAAACGGTGGGTCTATCGCCAGCTTTTTTAAAGTTGCCTCACCACCAGATACCGTTTGAGCAACGACAATTTTACCGTTTGCCTCATCCACGAAGCCGAACTCTGGTTCAACAATAACAATAGAACCTTCAGGAATACTCAACTCCTGGCTAGAAGTCATTGAATCTCCCTTAACCCTCAAAGCAAAGGCGGAATCAGAAAGTTTTCGAGTGGTTTTCACTTGTTCATTATTAGGATTTCCAATTACTTCCGTCCAATTACCAGCTTGCACCCATGATATGAGAGGGACCTCTCTGGCAGACATCAAGTTGATGTTAATGCCATTTTCGATATCGCCTGAACCAAAAACCAACCATTCTGGCGAGCACTGAAGGCATTTACACACCAATATCAAGTTCTCACCAGAAAGTTTTGTTAAATCACTTTCCCACTGGGTCACAGCAGACGCGCTTACTCCTGCCCACTCAGCCACATCGCGCTGGGTAAGTTTTTTCTGCTTTCTTCTAAATCTCAGTCTGCTGCCAACGGTATCCATAAAATCTCCTCGGAATGCACGTTAGCAATCTTACATTTTATTGACGTAAGTATGCTGTCCATATACGATGTAAGAATGCTAACTAAAGAGGATTCAAACCATGCATAAAGGGACAGTCGTCGACTACTACGGCGGCATTTCTAAAACCGCAGTTGCCTTAGGGGTAACTCACAGTGCCGTATGTCAATGGGGTGAAGTAATCCCAGAAAAACAGGCTCTTTACATTGAAAGAATTACGAACGGGAAGTTGAAATACGACGCTTCTCTCTACAGCAAACTTAACAATTCTCAACACAAGCAGTAACCACAGAGACAAGGGGGTTAGCCGTGGGTAATGAACCTAGTTGGAAAGTCGAACGTCAGCCAGCCTGGCTGGTGGTCGCAATAAAAAAAACCATTACCGACCTTCCTGGTGGGTATGCCGAGGCCGCGGAATGGTTAGGAACTTCAGAGAACGGGTTGTTCAACCGTCTCCGCACTGAGGGCGATCAGATATTCCCGTTGGGTTGGGCGATGGTTCTACAGCGTGCTGGTGGTTCGACTCATATTGCTGATGCCGTTGCGCGCCATTCTCAAGGCGTATTCGTACCGCTGGCAGATGTTGATGATTTGGATAACGCCGATATTAACCAGCGCCTGATGGAGTCCATTGAATGGATTGGTCGTCATTCTACCTTTGTGCGAAAGGCTACTGCTGATGGGGTGATTGACGCAGATGAGCGTGCTCAGATAGAGGAGAACAGCTACCAGGTGATCGCGAAGTTTCAGGAGCACGTCACGCTGCTTTACCGAGTTTTTTGTGTCGCTGAAAAGAGTGACGCCCGCGAGTGTGCAGCTCCGGGCGCCTTGGCGAACAACTCTTCGAGTATGGAGAAATAATCCGCATGAGCAATTTAATCGTAAATCCTCACTTACCGCAACTACGAATGATCCCGGTGCCGGGTCTTCCGCTGTTTCGGTATGAATGCAAAGTATCAAATCGCTGGGTGTCATGTAACCACAGCCAGGCTGCCGTAATTGTGGGGGTCTACTATCGGAGGGCAAAACGCCTGTGCGCGAACTTAACCGAAGGTTCAAAGATTACCGCGGAGTGCCAGTCCGTGTTATCCGCTGGGAGCCAGAAACACAGCGCGTTATCTACCTGCGAGATGGCTATCCACACGAATGCTTCAGCCCACTTGAGCATTTCAGGCAAAAGTTCAGGGAGATAACGGACGATCATGAGCCAGATATTTGAAATCGTTCAATCGCTGTCCGGGCAAAGGAATTGCATCACCATTCCGGTCCCGTACCTCGATTATTTCTCCGGTGATCAGCAGGCGCATGCTTTGGGTGCTGTGCTAAACCAGCTTGTGTTCTGGTCCGGTAAATCAGACCTGAATGATGGCTGGTTTTACAAAGAACACAGCGAGCTGGCGGCGGAGATTCGCGGTGTGAGTGAAGATCAGGTGCAGCGCCTGGTAAACAAGATTTGTACCCGCTGGTTACCTGGGGTTGTTGAGAAGGCCCAGCGACAGGTAAACGGCACTAAAAAGACGCATTACCGTATCGATGGCGAAGCGTTAATCAACGTTTTATTCCCGGCAACGCTGGATTCCGCAGAATCGCGTAACGGGAAACGCGAAGTCGCGGAACCCATTCCGCAGAATCACGGAACCGAAACCGCAGAATCGCGGAACCCTAACCGCGAAGTCGCGGAACCTATTCTCTATACAGATCATTACTCAGATCACCACAAACAGATCAGTAACCCTTCTTGTCCGGAAGCTTCGCAACCGGACGCTGAGGGTTTATCTCCTGTTGAACAGTTTCTTGCTAAACATCCTGAAGCAGTGACCTGGAATGTACCGAATCGGCAGTGGGGCAGTCAGGATGATTTGACTTGTGCGGAATACCTCTGGGGAAAAATCATCGCGATGTACGAGCAGGCCGCTGAAAGTGACGGTGAAGTAGCCCGCCCCAAAGAGCCTAACTGGGCATCCTGGGCTAACGAAGTACGCCTGATGGTGACGCAGGACGGCAGAACGCATAAGCAAATTTGTGCGCTCTTCAAGCGAGCTAATCAGGATTCATTCTGGTGCAAAAATGTCCTAAGCCCTTCAAAACTTCGTGAAAAGTGGGACGAATTAAGTCTGAAGCTTTCCGTATCCATGAAACAGCCTACAGGTGATTCACCAGTAGCACGGGCCAGTTATCAGACCGTTGATTACTCACTGCCAGAAAATTCGGGGTTTCGTTCATGATGACAAATAAATATTGCCAGGCGCTGGCAGCGCTGCGTTGCAAACCAGCCCACGAACTGAAAGAAGTTGGCGATCAGTGGCGAACACCAGATCTGCTTTTTTGGGGCATAAATGCGATGTTCGGCCCCCTGACGCTGGATCTGTTTGCTGACGACGACAACGCGAAGTGCCCGGTCTGGTACACCGCCGAAGATAACGCGCTGGTGCAGGATTGGGCGGAAATGCTGGATTCAATCGGCGGGGCCGCATTCGGTAATCCACCCTATAGCCGCTCTCAGTACCACGAGAAACAGGCGATCACCGGCATGACCCACATCATGGATCACACAATGGAGATGCGTGAAAAGGGTGGGCGTTACGTGTTCCTCATTAAAGCGGCGACAAGTGAAACATGGTGGCCGGAAGACGCCGATCACATCATGTTTATTCGCGGTCGTATTGGCTTCGATCTCCCTGTGTGGTTTGTTCCTGCCGACGATAAGCAGAAACCCACAGGTGCATTCTTTGCTGGCGCCATTGCAATCTTCGATAAGTCATGGCGCGGCGAGCGTTTCAGCTACATCAGCCGTACCGAACTGGAGGAAAAGGGGAAGGCGTTCATGTCACTGGTCGAATTTGCCGCGGGTAAGGTTCAGCCACCAGCCACTACGGCGCCAGAGCAAGAAGAACCCATTATAGCGCCAGCAGTATTACCTGATGTGGATTCGCGTATCTGGCCGCTTGAAGTTGGTCTGGTGTTCAACCAGGTTGAGGGGGCGGATTCTCTGGACGCATCGCAGCAGAACAAGCTGAAAGCGAACATTAACCAGCTGTGGCTGGAGCGTATGCCAACCAGCGAAATCATTACTACTGCTGGTGGACTGGTCAGCAGCATGCAGGGGGCCATCAATGCGTGAAATTATCGTTGATAACTTTGCTGGTGGCGGTGGCGCATCAACGGGTATTGAACTGGCGATCGGGCGCAGCGTGGATATTGCGATCAACCACGACGAAAACGCCATTGCGATGCACAAGACGAACCACCCGGACACACTGCATTACTGTGAATCCGTATTTGACGTGGATCCGGTAGCCGCCACCGGCGGTAATCCTGTCGGCCTGGCATGGTTTAGCCCGGACTGCCGACACTTCTCGAAGGCAAAAGGCGCAAAGCCTGTGAAAAAAGAGATACGCGGTCTGGCCTGGATTGTTCTGCGTTGGGCACTGGCGAAGCGACCGCGCGTGATGATGCTGGAGAACGTGGAAGAGTTCAAAACGTGGGGACCGCTGCTGGCCGATGAAATGCGTCCGGATCCTGCCCGCACTGGCGAAACATTCAAAGCATTTGTCGGCATGCTGTCCACTGGCATTCCTGCTGATCACCCGGCACTGGCTGAGGTCTGCGAATTTCTTGCTATTGATCCTGGCAGCGCGCAGGCCAAACAGTTGGTGGAAGGGCTTGGCTATGATGTTGATTATCGCGAACTGCGCGCGTGTGATTACGGCGCGCCGACGATCCGCAAACGCTTCTTCATGGTTATGCGCTGCGATGGTTGCCCAATCCAGTGGCCTGCTGTTACCCATGGGGATCCTAAGTCTCTGGAGGTGCAGAGCGGCAGGCTGATGCCATGGCGTACCGCGGCGGAATGTATCGACTGGAATGTTCCGGCCCTGTCCATCTTCGACCGCAAAAAACCGCTGGCGGAGAACACACTTAAGCGGATCGCGCGCGGCATACAGCGCTTTGTTATCGATAGCGCGTCGCCGTTCATCGTTAAGTGCAACCACACGACGACCAAAGGGAAATACGACTGTTTCCGTGGGCAGGCGCTGAGAGAGCCTCTGCAGACCATTACGAAAACTCACGGCTACGCGTTAGCCGTTCCACACCTGACAAAGTTCCGTACCGGTGCAACCGGGCAGCCCGTTACCGAACCTGTCCCGACGGTAACCGCTGGCACATCAAAACGCCCGGGCGGGAATGGGCATGCACTCGGGATTGTTGAGGCTGCACTGACACCATTCCTGGCGGGTAATGGTGGTAGTGAATACCAGGCTAAACCGCGCCCGCTGGATAAACCTGCTCATACCATTCTGAAGCAATCCCGCGCCTGTCTGGTTGCGCCAGTGATAGCCCGCCAGTTTGGGGCCAGCGTCGGCCACCGGGCAGACGAACCGAGCGCCACCATCACCGCTGGCGGTGGCGGTAAATCTCAACTGGTAACGCCTACGCTGATCCAGATGGGTTATGGCGAACGACCTGGACAAGAACCGCGTGTGCTGCGGCTGGATAACCCGCTGGGGACCGTTACTGCAGGTGGAAATAAATTCGCGACGGTGAGCGCGTTCCTGGCTAAACACTACGGCGGTAACTATACGGGGCCGGGTGTCAGTATGGATGAACCCGCGCACTCAGTGACCACTGTCGACCATCATGCAGTAGTTGCCTCTCATCTGGTGAAACTGCGTGGAACATGCCGCGATGGGCAGTGCCTTGATGTGCCTATGCCAACAATCACCGCTGGTGGCCAGCACGTGGGTGAGGTACGCACATTTCTCGAGACGTATTGCGGGGAAAGTGACGATGAATGGCTGGTAACGATCGATGGGGTTAAATACCAGATCGTTGATATCGGAATGCGCATGTTGCAGCCGCATGAACTCTACAAAGCGCAGGGTTTCCCGGATGGATACGTTATTGATCAGGACTACCGTGGAAATCGCTATGCAAAAGATAAGCAGGTAGCCCGCTGCGGTAATGCGGTACCACCACCATTCGCCAGGGCGCTGGTGGAGGCAAATCTTCCGGAACTGTGTGCAGTGCAACAACAGGAGGTGGCATGAAACTTGTGCTCCCGTTCCCTCCGAGCGTGAACACTTACTGGCGCGCCCCTAACAAGGGGCCGCTGGCCGGCCGTCACCTCATTAGCGCTGATGGCCGTAAATACCAGAGCGCTGCCTGCGTGGCGATCATTGAGCAATTACGACGTCTCCCGAAGCCATCGACTGAACTGGCAGCGGTAGAAATCACTCTGTACCCGCCGGATGCGCGCCGCCGGGATATCGATAATTACAACAAAGCCCTGTTTGACGCGCTGACGCATGCGGGTGTCTGGGAAGACGACAGCCAGATTAAGCGCATGCTGGTGGAATGGGGACCGATAGTACCGAAGGGAAAAGTTGAGATAACCATAACGGCATATAAAAAAGAGGTGGTTATATGTCCAGCTGTGGGTTGAATATTGGTCGATATGGCAGTAATGTCGGAAAGTGCAAGCGAAACGGGCGTGCAGGCCCTTCGCAACAATCAGAGTATGGAGATAATATGAGCAATCATCATGTTATGGGCACTGCTACGCCCAAAAATAGCACTTCATCAGTAATTTCCGTTAATCACTCATCGGTGCCGGTGATCACTTATCGCAATCAACGCGTAGTGACTACGGAATCTTTAGCAAGCGGCTACGGTACAACAGCGCAAAACATCACGAATAACTTTAACCGCAATAAAATGCGTTTTGTTGAGGGTAAGCATTACTTTCGAATTGAGGGTGATGAAGTCGAAAATTTGCGCAACTCTTTCAGCAGTGTGCAAATATCATCAAAGGCTCGCAGCCTTTATCTCTGGACTGAGCGCGGCGCCTCCCGCCACGCAAAAATGCTTGAAACCGAATTAGCCTGGGACTTCTTTGAACAGCTTGAAGATCATTACTTCAATCTTCGTGAGGTCCACGGTGTCATGCTGCCGAATATGTCTGATCCAATAACCCTGGTGCGTGCGTGGGCGGATGCCATGGAGGCAAAGCAGCAAGCTGAGGCGCTTACCCACCAGCAAGCCGAATATATCGAGCATCTCGAGAGCCTCTTCACTGATGGGCTTTCCCCGGTACAGTTCTGCAAACGTCTGAATGGCGTTAATACCTCAAAAATTAGCGCCTGGCTTGTTTCGATGAACTGGTTATATGACGACAATCCGGAAGGACGCAGCGCACAATGGCGTGTCCGGTCATACGCGCGTGACAAATACCTCACTGAGAAAAGCAGCAAAGTCTCTCCAAATTCAGCAGTCAGCTTTACCACCTATCAGCCGGTTCTGCTTCGGGAAGGGGCCACCTGGATATACAAAAACTATCTGAAAGGGAAGCTTCCGATGAAGGTGACCTGGAACGGGAGTTTCACCCACGATAAAGAACTGGCTGGTGGCGACAATTGAGGGCATTACTCACACCTGAAATAGCCCCTCGTATGGGGGTTGTGTTGTTTCGTCCAGGTGCGGAACTGATGCACCTCTTCATGCGTGGTCGCGTTCTGCTTGAGCCTGAACCAGAAGAAATGGCGTCATTCAGTACCGGGGCTGTTCCTGCAGTCATTCAGCCGCTGGCTGATGATCCGGTAATGCGGCAGGTCTTCGGGAATGAGCGGGTTATACAGCGTGCCGGTGGTCTTCCTTCCCTTGAGCAGTGGCTGAGTTCTCGGTTTGAATGCCAGTGGCCCCATTCATCGTGGCATGACAAGAACTTCACAACAATGCGGCACGAGCCTGGAAGCATTCGCCTGTGCTGGCATTGCGATCACATCCTGTCCGGGCAGCATACCGATCAGCTTGCAGATATAGCGGCAGGAAACCTGGTATCCTGGATTCTGGAAGTCATTCGTCGCGATTCTGGTTTTCCCGAGTCGCATATCCTGACGTTACCGGAACTGTGCTGGTGGATGGTCAGGAACGACCTGGCTGATGTTATACCGGAAAGCGTCGCGCATAAGGGGTTACGGCTTCCGGATGAGAAGGTCCGCTCAGTCATGAGGGAAAGCGACATTGTGCCTTCCGCTTCAGCAACCAGCCTCGTGCAGGAGAAGGCGAAAAAGATTCTCACGCTTTCTGTTGATCCGGAGTCGCCAGAGTCTTTCATGCTCAGGCCAAAACGTCGCCGCTGGATAAATGAGACGTACACCCGCTGGGTTAAAACACAACCCTGTGAGTGTTGCCGACGGCCAGCAGATGATCCGCACCATATCGTAGGGCACGGTATGGGTGGTACAGCAACAAAAGCCCATGACCTCTTCGTGATCCCTCTGTGCAGAGAGTGCCACGACGAGTTACACGCCGATGTACCGGCCTTCGAGCAGAAGCATGGTACGCAGCTTGAGCTGCTACTGCGTTTTATGGATCGGGCGCTGGCGATCGGCGTAATTGCGAAAGCTTAAGTGTATGGAGCGCAAAGAAGCATGAATGAACAAGACCTGAATTTTGTAAGAATAGAATTACGCCGCGCGCTACCTGACCTCTCTGGGGGAACAAAAGGGCAGATTGAGGCTTTCAGTGAACACCCACCAGCAGATAAAAAAGCCACCCCGCGCCGTGGCATTCATCTCGTCGAACTCGAGGGAGAGAATGGGGCCCGCTTTGTTAACTCACTGTCCGCACCACTGTATGTGCTGGAAACGCGAAGCCGCCGCAGGCCAATGCCGCCGATAAAAGATGCGGAATTTGAGTCCGCTCCCTGGCGCCGGTCAGTTTCCGCGCTTAGTGGATACCAGCAGGCCTGGTTGCGGTACTGCTACGGTTTTGACCTGAGTTATAAGCACCAGGTGATGATGTGTGAATACGTCTGGAATGCTTATCAGAAATGCCTGGGTGAAACCTCGCTTCAGGATCGCGTAGTCAAGAAGCTGGTCGGCCTGGTATGGCTGGCAGGGCAGGAAATTGCCGCAACCCGAAACAATGAAACCTATAAAGACTACGCTGGTGCGGCGCTGGCCCGTATGGTTAGCGTTGACCGTTCGACATGGTTGCGCGTCTATTCAGGGCACTGGGCTGGGTTAAAGGCCGCTTTTACCCAGCTTGATGAATCTGCGTTGGCCATGGCTCTTGAATACTATGAGGAAGAAGAAGCCCTCAAAGTGGCAGAAATGTGAAGTAAATTTCACTATCTCCTTCAAACGCGCTTGCAAAATGCAACAAAATAAGCCATATTTGAAGCATATTTGATATGTTGCCAAAGTTTTATAAACCCGCCGATGAGCGGGTTTTTATTGGTTGCAACACCGGAAAAGGGTAAAATACACCCATCACCCGTCGGGTGATGCGCGCAGGATGTGCGGTTAGTCTCTATAAAGGTGAAACTATGCACATCTCAGATACTCCACGTTATATTTTGGCTCGCAATCATTCCAATGATGGAATAAAAAACCGTGTGCAGGAAATTCGCATCTCAGGGTATAGCCTTGATGGAATTAACTATTACCATGGTCTGTTTCCTGATACCGGCGTTAGCATCGCGATGACTGAGTATTCTTATCTAAGGACATATGCCACAGCCGAAGAGGCTGGGATGGGCAAGCCAGAGTGGCTCCATTGGCGGCAGCAAGAAGCGCTAGGGTTAAAACAAAACCCATTTGATATTTAAGATTGAATTATTCAAGCCCTGGCATTCGCCGGGGCTTTTTTATTCCCCTCATTCTGAGAGGACTCACAGCAATAAAGAGGGGGCTAAATGTCCGATCCGATTTCCGGTACTGGGCTGGCTGGTGGTGTCCTGACGGGAGCCAGTGTCTATGGATTTGTTTCCGGAACCGATTACGGTGTGGTGTTTGGCGCATTTGCCGGGGCTGTATTTTACATTGCAACCGCCGCGGACCTGAGTGCAGCGCGCCGGCTGGCGTATTTTGTCGTGTCCTACATCGCCGGGATCATCTGCTCAGGGCTGGTTGGTTCAAAGCTGGCTGACTGGACTGGTTACAGTGATAAGCCACTGGATGCCATTGGCGCCGTAATCGTTTCTGCTTTAGCCGTCAAAATCCTGACATTCCTGAATAATCAGGATGTCGGCTCGCTGGTGGCGCTGATAACGCGCCGGGGAGGTTCAGGTGGTACAAAATGACCCATCGGCAACTTTTAATGCATTGCTTTGTGCTGGGGTAGTGTTGACCCTGATGTTTTACCGTCGCGGCGACTCGCGACATCGACCATGGATATCTCGCTTAGCGTGGCTGCTTACTGTCATCTACAGCGCCGTTCCGTTGGCGTATCTGTGTGGCATCTACCCTTATTCATCGTGGGCCACTATCGGGGCCAACATTATTTTCCTGTCAGTGCTGGTCGCCGTCAGAGGCAACGTGGCGCGGCTTATTGATGCTGTTCACAAATAAAAAAGCGAGCCGCAACGACATCGCTACAACCCGCAAAGAAGATGAAACCATTAGGATTTATCTTAAGTCTCATTGTGACTTAAATTAAATTGAATTTCATCATCTTAGGTGAATTCTAATCCCTACCATTAACAGTGGTTTAATCCGGTACACATATGAACCAATCACAATTTCAGCAGGCGGCTGGTATCAGCGCCGGGCTTTCTGCACGCTGGTTTACGCACATTGATGCGGCAATGAAAGAGTTTGGCATTACAGCAGTTAACGATCAGGCCATGTTCATTGCTCAAGTTGGGCATGAATCTGCTGGCTTCACATCGCTGGCAGAGAGTTTTAACTACTCGGTTGAAGGTCTGAAGAAAACCTTTGGTAAGCGTCTGACGCCGTATCAGTGTGAAATGCTGGGGCGTGTCGATGGTAAGCAGGTGGCCCACCAGCCGCAAATAGCCAATCTGGTTTACGGTGACCGCATGGGGAATAACAGCCAGGGTGACGGCTGGAAATATCGCGGTCGTGGCCTGCTTCAAATCACCGGCCGTGAGAACTACACCAAATGCGGTGCGGCGCTGAAACTTGACCTTGTCAGTACGCCAGAATTGCTAACGCAGGAGCGACATGCGGCCCGTTCGGCGGCGTGGTACTTCACGTTACGCGGCTGCCTGATGTATTCGGGTGATGTGGAACGCGTAACGCAGATTATTAACGGCGGACAGAACGGCATTAAAGACCGCCGTGAACGTTACGCCAAAGCAAAAGCCGCGCTGGTTTGAGGTCGCTATGGGACTTGAAATGATTATCGGCCTGGTTGTTGCTGTGCTGGCTGCAATTGCAGGTGCTTTTGGTCTGGGTAAGTCACGCGGTACTAACATCGCTGAGACAAAAGCGAACCAGCAACGCACTGAAGAACGTGCAGCAGCTACTGAAGCTGTTGCAGAACGCCGGGTAGAGACAACAAAAGGAGCCAGGGATGTACAGCAGACTGTTAATCATCTTCCTGATGACGATGTTGACCGTGAGTTGCGCGAAAGATTTACCCGCAAAACCTGAAGTAACGGACACGGCCTGTGACTGGGTAAGCATCATCTACCTCACTGAGCACGATATTGCCGTGCTGGATAAACAGACGAAGCGGGACATATTGGTGCATAACAGATCTGTTCAGCATAACTGCCCAAATAAAATCATCCCAGCCTCGCAATAGCGGGGCTTTTTTATACCTGTTCCCTCTGGCGAGTTTTCTGTGATTCGCCGCCTTGTTTGTTAATACTGCGCGTCGCAGCGCATGAATAATCCCGAGTCTTTCAGAAAGCTGAGCCTGAGAACTGCCGTATATGGTGGCGACCATCTCGGGGCGGCTTTTCTGTGCGAACAGGCTCATCTTTCTAAAAGGTAAACGCTATGAATACTATTACCGTACCTTTCCATGGCAGCGCCCTCTATGTTGTGAATCACAATGGCGAGCCGTATACCCCAATGAAGCCGATTGTTGAAGGGATGGGGATGGACTGGAAGTCCCAGAGAACCAAGATAAAACAACGATTCGCTAAAGGAGGGGTGGAAATCACCATACCTACCGCAGGAGGACCGCAGAAGATGCTTTGTCTTGCCCTCAGAAAGCTTGCTGGCTGGCTTCAGACCATAAGCCCCAACAAGGTAAAGCCAGATATACGCGATAAGGTTATCCAGTATCAGGATGAATGCGACGATGTACTATACGAATACTGGACGAAAGGCGTAGTGATTAATCCGCGCAAGTCTAACGTGATGGAAGAACTGAATCAGGCATGCATGGAAATGAGGCGCGATAAAGGGATCGCCAGTCTGTTTGGTACAGGCTTGAATGAGTGGAAGGGCGTTAAGGCTGCACATATCTCAAAAATAAAAGCTCTTGTTGATGATGCTAACGGGCTAATTGGTTATGTGCTAGCGGAAACCGGGAAAGGGAAAATTACCCGAACATAATACGCGCGTTGCTGAAAGCCACTTTCACAACGGCTTTTGATCTATCCGGCCTCGCAATAGTGGGGCTTTTTAACAACTGAGGAATGAGCATGACAGTAGTTCTTACAGCTAAGCAGATTGAAGACCTGGCAGCCTTTGCGAAAGAAGATGGTCAGCCCCAATACACCATTACCACTGGCACAATCCCGGAATTCGAAGCGGATGATGGCGAGATTATCCCTGAATACACAGGGCTGATCGCTTACTCAGAGTCACTTGAGCACGGTGTGTTGCAACTCGACGACTAGTGGCATTACAGCAGGCATTCACTGAGTGCCTGCGACAAAGCTAAATGGCATCAAGCATGCGATGATGATTGATTAATAATTGAGCTATGCATGGTATAATAAGCCCCATTCATTGAAAGGTTAACCACCATGTCATTTTTCGATTATGCAATGCAGCGTGTTGGGCTTGCAGCCAATACGACTGTCATGTGCCCGATATGCGGACATAAATCCACACACTCGACCACGAAAGTACGCCAACAACAGGCGTTACTTTGCCCTAAATGTAAATCTCTATTTGTCATTCACAGGTAGTGGGTCGCGATACAAATAACCCCAGGCCTCGCAATTGCGAGGCTTTTTTATGCGTATCACACATCCACATGTAAAAGGAAAAATACCATGAGTAACAAAATTATTACGCTATCTGGCGCTGCTAATGAAGTGCTTTATGCGCTGTTTTTCCGTGGCGCGTTGTTGTCTGGTGATCTGCCTTCTAAATCTGGTACAGCCGAATTGCGCGAGCTGGGTTTTGCTGAAACCAGACACACAGCAACTGAATACCAGAAAGAAAATCACTTTACCTTTCTGACATCAGAAGGGCAGAAATTTGCCATTGAACACCTGGTCAATACGCGTTTTGGTAAGCAGCAATATTGCGCTTCGATGACGCTTGGCGTTGAGATTGATACCTCAGTTGCACAGAAGGCAATCGACGAGCTGGACCAGCGTATTCGTGACTCTGTCTCCTTCGAACTTATTCGCAATGGAGTGCCATTCATCAAGGACGCCACTATCGCCAGTGGTGCTATCCATGCAGCGACAATCGAAACACCTCAGCCGGTGACCAATATCTACAACATCAGCCTTGGTATCCTGCTTGATGAGCCAGCGCAGAACAAGGTAACCATCAGTACCGATAAGTTCGAAGTTAAACCTGGTATTGATGCCAACACTGAAGCGTTAATCGAAAACGCGCTGAAAAACGCTGCTGAATGTGCGGCGCGTGATGTCGCAAAGCAAGTGGCAGCAGACAAGAAAGCGATGGATGAACAGGCTTCCTATGTCCGCACGGCCATCATGATGGAATGTTTACCCGGTGGTGTTATCTGGCGGCAGTGCCGTCGATGATGACATGAAAATGATAATTAATATCGTTTGCGGGTCCTTTCCGGCGATCCGGCCTGTTACGGGGCGGCGACCTCGCAGATTCTCGCTATTTATGAAAATTTTCAGGCATTTGCCGTTTCTGTTCTTCTTCTCGCTAATTCATTGTTTTAACTGCAAACACCCCCTGAAAAGAAAGGAAACGATAAGCCTTAAAAACGGCTAAATAACCAGAGAGCGTTTCCTTTCTCTGTTTTTGTGTATGGAGTGAGCTATGGAGGTCAACAAAAAGAGTCTTTCTGAAATATTTGGGGTCAGCGTGCGAACCATTCAGAACTGGCAGGATCAGGGAATGCCTGTAGCACGTGGCGGCGGAAAAGGTAATGAGGTCCTCTATGAATCTTCCGCGGCTATCGAGTGGTATTCCGCACGCGACGCGGCGATTGAGAATGAGAAATTACGGAAGGAGGTGGAAGACCTTCGTCTTGCATCGGAATCCGACCTCCAGCCAGGTACGATTGACTATGAGCGTCACCGCCTTACCCGGGCGCAGGCAGACGCCCAGGAACTAAAAAATGCAAAAGATTCCGCTGAGGTGGTGGAAACCGCATTCTGCACGTTCGTGCTGTCGCGGATGGCCGGAGAAGTAGCCAGCATTCTTGATGGAGTTCCTCTGTCGGTTCAGCGGCGCTTCCCGGAGCTGGAAAACCGACATATTGATTTCCTGAAGAAGGACATCATTAAGGCCATGAACAAAGCAGCTGCGCTGGATGAAATAATACCGGGGTTGCTGAGTGAATATATCGAACAGTCAGGTTAAGGGGCTGCAGCACTCTGCGCGCGCAGGGCTACTTTCGCTGTACCGACCTGAGCCGCAAACGGCGGTTGAATGGGCAGACGATAATTACTATCTCCCCAAAGAGTCGGCCTATCAGGAAGGGCGCTGGGAAACGTTGCCGTTTCAGCGCGCGATCATGAATGCGATGGGTAACGACTACATTCGTGAAGTTAACGTTGTTAAGTCTGCCCGTGTTGGCTATTCAAAAATGTTGCTGGGTGTTTATGCGTATTTTATACAGCACAAGCAGCGAAATTCCCTTATCTGGCTACCCACTGATGGTGACGCCGAAAACTTCATGAAGTCGCATGTTGAACCAACGATCCGCGATATTCCGTCACTTCTGGCGCTGGCCCCCTGGTATGGCAAAAAGCACCGGGACAATACACTCAGTATGAAACGCTTCTCCAACGGGCGCGGGTTCTGGTGTCTGGGGGGTAAAGCGGCGAAAAACTATCGTGAGAAATCGGTCGATGTCGCCGGTTACGATGAACTGGCGGCATTCGATGAAGATATTGAGAAAGAGGGTTCCCCGACGTTCCTGGGTGATAAACGTATTGAGGGGTCTGTCTGGCCCAAATCTATTCGCGGCTCAACGCCAAAAACAAAGGGGACCTGCCAGATTGAGCGTGCTGCCAGCGAGTCCGGGCATTTCATGCGTTTTCATGTTGCCTGTCCGCACTGTGGTGAAGAGCAGTACCTTAAATTCGGCGACAAAGAGACCCCGTTCGGGCTGAAATGGACACCGGGTGAACCCTCCAGCGTCTTTTACCTGTGTGAACATAATGCCTGCGTCATTAAGCAGCAGGAGCTGGATTTCACTGAAGCTCGTTACATCTGCGACACCACCGGGATCTGGACGCGCGACGGTTTATCCTGGTTTTCATCAACAGGCACCGAAATCGACCCGCCAGACAGCGTGACGTTTCACATCTGGACGGCATACAGCCCGTTTACCACCTGGGTACAGATCGTTAAAGACTGGCTAAAAACGAAAGGGGATACCGGAAAGCGTAAAACCTTCGTGAACACCACTCTGGGCGAAACATGGGAGCCTAAAATTGGTGAACGGCCTGACGCGGAGCTCATGGCCGAACGCAAAGAGCTCTTCGGGGCATCCGTACCGGAGCGTGTTGCTTATCTGACAGCCGGGATCGACTCCCAACTGGATCGATATGAAATGCGCGTCTGGGGATGGGGGCCCGGTGAGGAAAGCTGGCTGATTGACCGGCAGATCATTATGGGCCGTCATGATGATGAAGCGACCCTCGTCAGGGTGGACGAGGCGATTAACAAAACCTATCTCCGAAAGAATGGCGTGGAAATGTCGGTATCCCGTATCTGCTGGGATATCGGCGGTATTGACCCCACCATTGTCTACAATCGCTCAAAAAAGCATGGTCTGTTTCGCGTGATCCCAATTAAAGGGGCTTCCGTTTACGGCAAGCCTGTGGCGAATATGCCGCGCAAACGCAACAAGAACGGCGTTTATCTGACGGAAGTGGGGACTGATACCGCAAAGGAGCAGATTTATAACCGCTTCACACTTCAGCCGGAAGGGAGTGATCCTCTTGCCGGTGCCGTGCATTTCCCCAATAACCCCGAAGTTTACGATCTGGCTGAGGCACAGCAGCTTACTGCTGAGGAACAGGTTGAAAAATGGGTGGACGGGCGTAAGAAAATCGTCTGGGACAGCAAAAAGCGACGAAATGAGGCGCTGGACTGCTTCGTGTACGCGCTGGCTGCCCTGCGGATCAGTATTTCGCGATGGCAACTGAATCTTGATTCACTGCTCGCGAGCCTGCTGGAGGAAGAGGGGAACCGGACCAATAACAAAACCCTGGCTGATTATGCCAGGGCATTATCTGGAGATGAATAATGGCGACACAGACTGATCTGGATGCCGCCCGCGCTGCGTTGCACGATCTCATGATGGGAAAGCGGGTGGCAACCGTGCAAAAAGACGGCCGGCGGGTTGAGTTTACCGCGACCTCCGTCAGTGACCTGAAAAAATACATTGCCGAACTTGAGTCACAGGTCGGCACCACTCCACGACGCCGGGGACCGGCAGGATTTTACGCATGAAAACACCTGCTTTGTTAGGACCGGACGGTAAAACCGCTCTGCGGGATTATGCCGGATATCATGGCGGTGCTGGTGGCTTTGGCGGTCAGCTCCGCGCCTGGAATCCACCGAGTGAAAGCGCAGATGCTGCGTTATTGCCTAATTTTTCCCGTGGTAACGCGCGCGCTGACGATCTGGTCCGCAATAACGGCTATGCGGCAAACGCGGTACAGCTCCATCAGGACCACATTGTAGGGTCGTTTTTCCGGCTCAGTTATCGGCCCAGCTGGCGTTTTCTTGGCATTGGAGAGGAAGAGGCTCGGGCGTTCTCCCGTGAAGTTGAGGCGGCCTGGAAAGAATTTGCGGAGGATGATTGCTGCTGCATTGATGCGGAACGTAAGCGTACATTCACCATGATGATCCGTGAAGGTGTATCCATGCATGCGTTTAACGGTGAGTTATGTGCACAGGCCACCTGGGACAGTGATTCCACGCGTCTTTTCCGCACACAGTTCAAAATGGTGAGCCCAAAACGCATCAGCAACCCCAATAACGCAGGAGACACGCGAAACTGTCGGGCAGGTGTCAGAACAAATGACAGTGGCGCCGCGCTGGGATATTACGTCAGCGAGGATGGCTATCCGGGGTGGATGGCACAGAAGTGGACCTACATCCCGCGTGAACTGCCCGGCGGGCGGCCGTCCTTTATCCACGTATTTGAACCCCTGGAGGATGGGCAGACACGCGGTGCCAACGTGTTTTACAGCGTCATGGAGCAAATGAAAATGCTCGATACACTGCAGAATACGCAGCTCCAGAGTGCGATTGTCAAAGCGATGTATGCCGCCACGATTGAAAGTGAGCTGGATACGCAAACCGCGATGGACTTTATTCTCGGCTCAGACAGTAAAGAGCAGCAAAGCAAGATGACTGGCTGGCTGGGGGAGATGGCCTCGTACTATACAGCGGCGCCGGTTCGTCTCGGAGGCGCGAAGGTGCCGCACCTGATGCCGGGCGACTCCCTGAATCTTCAGTCAGCGCAGGATACTGATAACGGCTATTCGACGTTTGAACAATCTCTGCTGCGCTACATTGCTGCAGGTCTGGGTGTGTCGTATGAGCAACTCTCTCGCAACTATTCGCAGATGAGTTATTCCACCGCCCGCGCCAGTGCTAACGAGTCCTGGGCGTACTTTATGGGGCGCCGCAAATTTGTTGCCTCCCGCCAGGCCTGTCAGATGTTTTTATGCTGGCTGGAAGAAGCCATTGTTCGCCGGGTGGTGACATTACCGTCTAAAGCCCGGTTCAGTTTTCAGGAAGCGAGAAGCGCCTGGGGAAATGCTGACTGGATCGGCTCTGGGCGAATGGCCATTGACGGTCTGAAGGAGGTGCAGGAGGCCGTCATGCTCATTGAGGCGGGGCTGAGCACCTATGAGAAGGAATGCGCTAAACGCGGGGAAGACTATCAGGAAATCTTTGCCCAGCAGGTTCGCGAAACGATGGAGCGCCGCGCTGCGGGACTTAAACCGCCAGCGTGGGCGGCTTCGGCCTTTGAGTCTGGACTGAAAAAATCGAATGAGGAGGGGACCGATGACGCCAGAGCTGCGTAATCTCCCACACATTGCCAGTATGGCTTTCAATGAGCCGCTTTTACTTGAACCCGCCTATGCGCGGGTTTTCTTTTGCGCGCTCGCTGGTCAGTTAGGTATCACCCGTCTGACCGACACCGTGTCGGGCGTTACGCTTGGCGCAGAGCAGATGGCTGAACCGCTGGCACTCTTTGGTGATGATGAGGAAATGGGGCCAAGGCCGGCGCGAAGCTACCAGGTCACTGATGGTATCGCGGTGCTGCCTGTTTCCGGGACGCTGGTCAGTAAAACCCGCTCACTCCAGCCGTATTCGGGGATGACGGGATACAACGGCATCATCGCCCGCCTCCAGCAGGCAATCAGCGATCCGGGTGTAAACGGCATTCTTCTGGATATGGATACGCCAGGTGGAATGGTGGCGGGTGCCTTTGACTGTGCGGACATCATCGCCCGCATGCGGGATATCAAACCCATCTGGGCGTTAGCCAACGATATGAACTGCAGCGCTGGCCAGCTGATTGCCAGTGCGGCATCGCGTCGGCTTGTGACGCAGACGGCCAGAACGGGATCCATCGGGGTCATGATGGCCCACAGCAATTACAGCGCCGCCCTAAAAACCAGCGGCGTTGAGGTCACGCTGATTTACAGCGGCGATCACAAGGTGGATGGAAACCCTTACGAGAAATTACCGAAAGAGGTGCGTGCAGATTTTCAGACACGTATCGACGCTACCCGGCAGATGTTCGCTGAAAAGGTGGCGGGTTATACCGGCATGTCGGTTCAGGCCGTTCTTGATACTGAAGCCGCTGTGTTTTCAGGCCAGGAATCAGTAGACAACGGCCTGGCGGAGCAGCTGGTCAACAACATGGATGCGCTGAACGTTATGCGCGATGCAATTAATAAACGAACGATGATTTCCCGAGGAGGAAGCATGAAAGGTACTACTGCATCCGCAGATACCACTCAACCAGCAGCATCTGCTGACCAGACCGTGACCACCGTTGACGCGCCTGCTGTGGTCGTTACTGACCCTGCCGCGTGCGCAACTGTTGATATCAGCAGCCAGGTGGTAGCGGCGGTCGCAGCCGAAAACGGTCGCATTATGGGGATCCTGAACTGTGAGGAGGCGAAAGGGCGTGAATCACAGGCGCGCGCGCTGGCAGAAACGCCGGGGATGACGGTGGAAAGTGCCCAGCGCATCCTTGCCGCGGCTCCTCAGAGTGCTCAGGCGCGTACGGATACCGCGCTGGATCGTCTGATGGAAACCGCACCCGGCACCGTAACGGCAGGTAGCGCATCTGCCGAAGCGGGTGACGATCTGTTAAATACTCCTGTTTAAGAGGCCAATATGTCTAATACTGAACAATTTACGCACAAACAGCCCCTGGGGAACAGTGACCCGGCGCATACCGGTTATGCACCTGGTGAACTGACGAAAGCAGTACCGGCGATGACGCCCCTGATGCTGGATGCCACTTCCGGCAAGCTGACCGTCTGGGATGGTCAGCATGCGGGGGCCGCCTATGGTGTTCTGGCAGTGTCTGCCGACCAGAGCAGCACCGAGCTGGCATTCTATAAGTCCGGCTCTTTCCGTATTGAAGATGTGCTCTGGCCGGATGCGGTGACGGATGAACACATCAAACGCAACGCATTCGCAGGTACAGCCATCAGTATCGTCTGACATCCAATTTAACACTAACCATCATCCACAGAAGCCGCCATCGCGGCTTTTTTTACGGGAAACATCTATGTCAATTTACACAACGGCCCAACTGCTGGCGGTCAATGAGAAGAAATTCAAGTTCGATCCGCTTTTCCTGCGTATCTTCTTCCGTGAAAGCTACCCTTTCAGCACCGAGAAGGTGTATCTGTCGCAAATTCCGGGCATGGTCAACATGGCGCTGTACGTCTCGCCTGTTATTTCCGGCAAGGTTATCCGCTCCCGCGGCGGCGCAACGTCAGAGTTTACGCCGGGTTACGTCAAGCCCAAGCACGAGGTAAACCCGCAGATGACGCTGCGTCGCCTGCCGGATGAAGACCCGCAAAATCTGGCTGACCCGGCCTACCGCCGCCGTCGTATTATCCTGCAGAACATGAAGGATGAGGAGCTGGCGATTGCCCAGGTGGAAGAGAAACAGGCGGTGGCTGCTGTTCTCAACGGAAAATACACCATGACCGGCGAAGCGTTTGAACCGGTTGAGGTGGATATGGGACGCAGTGCCGGAAACAACATCATCCAGGCAGGCGCTGCGGCATGGAGCACCCGCGACAAAGAAACCTATGACCCCACTGACGATATTGAGACCTATGCGCTGAACGCCAGCGGCGTGGTCAATATCATCGTCTTTGATCCGAAGGGCTGGGCGTTGTTCCGTTCATTCAAAGCGGTAAAAGAGAAGCTCGACACCCGCCGGGGTTCTAACTCTGAACTGGAAACGGCGCTGAAGGATCTGGGTGAAGCGGTCTCTTATAAGGGAATGTATGGTGATGTGGCCATTGTCGTCTATTCCGGGCAATACATTGAAGACGACACCAAAAAGAACTACCTGCCGGATTTGAGCATGGTGCTGGGTAATACCCAGGCACGCGGCTTGCGCACCTACGGCTGCATTCAGGATGTGGATGCCCAGCGTGAAGGCATTAACGCTTCCACGCGTTATCCGAAAAACTGGGTACAGACAGGCGATCCGGCGCGTGAGTTCACCATGATCCAGTCTGCACCGCTGATGCTGCTGGCTGACCCGGATGCGTTTGTGTCAGTCAAACTCGCCTGATGTCTATTCTGTGGCCCTGCGGGGCCCTGTTCCGGAGTTGTTATTATGACTGAAAAAGAAAAGTTGATTGCACGACTTAATGAGCTTGGCGCGCAGCTTGGTCGGGAAGTGAATACCAGTGGCACTATTCAGGAGCTTTCTATGCGCATTGCAGAGCTGGAGGAAGAACTGAATGACGGCACGGATACCGATAGTGTTGAAAATGGTGGCGTGAGTGATGGTAGCGCGTCCATCGGCGCCGTAGAACCCGTGCCGCCAGTGGACACTGTGTTAAGCGGCAGAACAGATGACGCGCTGATGGCCGTCGAAACGCTGGCCACGCTGCACATTGAGGCGCTGCACGCGACCCGCGATGAACGGGTATCTATTGTGGAGGCAGGGACCGTGATCCGCGTGACACAAGCGGATGCGGACAGCCTGGTTGCACTCGGACTGGTCCGCGAGCACTAGCAGGGGGCTGTGTGGCTGATTTCGATAACCTTTTTGATGCTGCAATAACACAGGCCGATGACACTATTCGGCAGGTTATGGGGACTTCTGCAACGGTAACGTCCGGTGCGCTTTCTGGCGTCACGTTGAGTGGTGTTTTCGATGATCCGGAAAATATCGGTTACGCCACACCCGGCATCCGTGTCGAGGGGACCAGCCCGTCGCTGTTTGTGAAATCAGCAACGATTGGGCAGCTGGCGCGGCTGGACACGCTGGATATTAACGGAAAGCCTTTCTGGGTTGATCGTATTGGTCCTGATGACTGTGGCTCCTGCCATATCTGGCTTGGTACGGGTTCTCCTCCCGCAGCGACCCGGCGCCGTTAAGGGGAAACTATGTCTTTAAAAGGGCTTGAACAGGCTATAGCAAACCTGAACAGCATCAGCAATACGGCAGTTCCGCGTGCCTCAGCGCAGGCTGTTAACCGTGTCGCCACCCGGGCAGTCAGCCGAAGCGTTGCCGTTGTCTCGAAAGATACGCGGGTGCCACGCAAGCTGGTAAAACAACGCGCGAGGATAAAACGCGCCACGGCGAAAAAACCGATGGCAATGATCCGCGTGAACCGGGGCAACCTGCCCGCGATAAAGCTCGGTACCGCCAGCGTACGGTTATCCCGCAGAAAACGGGACAAAAAAGGGGCCAATAGTGTGCTGCGTATTGGCCCTTTTCGTTTTCCCGGGGCCTTTATTCAACAACTGGGAAATGGCCGCTGGCATGTGATGCGAAGGACATCCAGACCCCGCTATCCGATCGATGTGGTCAGCATTCCACTGGCAGCGCCACTGACGACCGCATTTAAAGATGAGCTGCCGAAGCTCATGGAATCGGATATGCCCAAAGAACTTCGGGCATCCCTTAAAAACCAACTCAGGCTGATTCTGAAACGATGAAACACACTGATATTAGAAAGGCCATTATTGATGCGCTGGAGAGCCATATTGGTAAAGACGCGCTCTATTTTGACGGACGTCCAGCGGTACTGGAGGAGGGGGATTTTCCGGCGGTCGCTGTCTTCCTGACGGATGCCGGGTATACCGGCGAAGAACTGGATGCTGATATCTGGCAGGCCACGCTGCATATCGAAATCTTTTTACCAGCGCAGGTACCCGATTCCGAGCTCGATGACTGGATGGAGTCACGTATTTATCCGGTGCTTGGCAATGTGCCAGGACTTTCCCTGCTGATCAATAACATGGTGCAGCAGGGGTATGACTACCAGCGCGATGATGATCTTGGGCTGTGGAGTTCGGCTGATATGAAATATTCCATTACCTACGAAATGTGAGGACGTAATGACTACACCAAACCCACTGGCGCCGGTAAAGGGTGCCACCACAACGCTCTGGATTTATTCCGGATCGGGTAACCCCTTCGCCAACCCATTATCGGATGTTGACTGGACGCGCCTGGCAAAGATTAAAGACCTGCAGCCCGGTGAACTGACTGCCGAATCAAACGACGACACCTATCTGGATGATGCGGATGCTGACTGGACGTCCACTTCACAGGGCCAGAAATCGGCGGGGGAGGCCAGTTTTACGCTGGCCTGGAAACCTGCCGAGAGTGGGCAACAGGATCTGGTTCGCTGGTTTGATGACGGTACCGTGCTGGCGTACAAAATCAAATACCCGAATGGCGCCATCGATGTGTTTCGTGGCTGGGTAAGCAGCCTGGGTAAAACGGTGACGGCAAAAGACACCATTACCCGTTCTGTCAAAATCAGCAACAACGGCAAGCCAGGTCTTGCTGAGGACAGCGCTGCTGCAGTGATTGACGTAACCGGCGTCAGCCTGGATAAATCGACCACCACCGTTGCGGTTGCTGCCACCACCACGCTGAATGTCACTGTGGCACCAGCCAGCGCGAGCGATCCATCTTTCCGGGCCACTACCACAGATGCAGGTAAAGCCACGGTGACTGCCTCCGGTACGGTGCTGACGGTAACCGGCATTGCCGCCGGAACCGCCGACATTATCGTGATGACCAACGACGGGCTGTTTGTCGCGACCTGTAAAGTCACCATTTCCTGACCTCCGGGGCTTGTGGCCCCGCTTTCTGGAGTAACCCATGTTTTTAAAAAGTGAGCCGTTCGAACGCAACGGTAAGACCGTCACGCTCTACGAACTGTCGGCGCTGCAGCGTATTGAGCATCTTGAACACCTGAAGACGCTGGAAAGTATCACCGATGCCGACATGCAGGCGGCGATGGATATGACGATTAAATCCGGCGCACTGCTGGTGGCCATGTCTTTATGGCATGGACATCCCCTGAAAGGGACGCACAAAACGCCGAAAGAAGACGTTGAACAGATCCAGAATGAAGTGCTGATGACCTGGCCGCTGGAGATTGTTTCCGCAGCAGAGTACAGCGTGAAGCTGTTATCCGGCATGGTGCCTTTGCAGGAAGCGAATGACCCAGAGGATGTCGCTGTGACTGAGCCAGTCAGTCTGGAAAAGTCCTCGCCAGCGAGCTGACATTCGTCCTGAAACTGGCGCGTGAATTTCGCCGCCCGGACTGGCGCGCCATGCTTGCTGGTATGTCGTCAACGGAATATGCCGACTGGCGAACGTTCTACCAGGACAATTTTTTTAATGATGTGCAACTGGATGCACATTTTTCCTCGCTGATGCATATCGTCATCACCGCGCTTGACCCCAAAACCACATCAACCCCTGCCAGCTTCAGCCTGCTTTCACCTTCTGCGGAGGATATTGCCGACGATGAACCCGGTGACGCTGTGCTGATGGCAAAGGCCGAGGGCATTTCAGGAGGTGTTCGCTATGGCCCAGACGGCAGTGGGTGACCTGGTCGTTAACCTTGACGTTAATTCGTCAAAGTTCAACGAGCAGATGGAGTACGTAAAAAGGCAGTTTAAGCAGACGGGGGACGCAGCGAATGACTCGGCGCTGAAGGTGCAGCAGTCATTTACCCGCCAGGAGAGCGCCGCGAAGAAGGCCGGTATTTCTGTAGGCCAGTATAACGCGGCGATGCGTATGCTGCCTGCGCAGTTTACGGACATCGCCACTCAGCTGGCCGGTGGGCAGAGTCCATGGCTCATCCTGCTGCAGCAGGGCGGTCAGGTGAAAGACTCCTTCGGCGGTATTATTCCGACCTTTCGGGCGCTGCTGGGCACCATATCGCCAGTGATGGTGGGTGTTGGCGCGCTGGCTGCCGCCACTGGCGCGGTGGTTTACGCCTGGTATCAGGGTTCGTCCACGCTGTCTGATTTCAACAAAATGCTGGTTCTGTCCGGTAATACTGCCGGGCTGACCTCAAACCGCATGCTGGTGCTGGCGAAATCTGGCGAGCAGGCGGGACTCACGTTTAACCAGACCAGCAGTGCGCTGACGGAGCTGGTTAACGCCGGAGTGCGTGCCGGTGCCCGGTTCGATGAGATGAGCCAGGCGGTAGCGAAGTTCACCGATGCGTCGGGCGTTCCGATCGACAAGGTGGCAGCGGCATTCGGCAAACTGACGAACGATCCGACCTCTGGTCTGATTGCCATGGCGCAGCAGTTCCACAACGTTACAGCGGAACAGATTGCTTATGTGGCGCAACTGCAGCGTGCCGGGGATGAGGCCGGGGCTCTACAGGCAGCTAATGATGCGGCGACGAACGGTTTTCGCGAACAGACAAAGAGCCTGCGCGACAATATGGGGTCGATTGAGACTGCTGCCGACAGCCTTAAGCGTGCCTTTAAATCGATGTGGGATGCGGCGCTCGATATCGGGCGGCCTGACACCACGCAGGAGATGGTTGCCAAAGCTGAAGCGGCCTTTAAGCGGGCGGATGAAATCTGGAATCTGCGTAAAGGTGATGGTTATGTCAATGATGATGCGCGCGCCAGCTACTGGAATGATCGGGAATCTGCACGCCTTGCCCTGGAAATGGCGCAGCAGCAGGCCAGTGTGGCAAAGGCAACGGAGGATAACGCCGCCCGCGAGGCGGTGATTGAATCTGACCGCCAGAAGTATGCCGCGCAGGCGCAGGCTGCATATTCAAAGACCGAATCAGCTTTGGATAAATTTACGGCAAAACAGAAAGAATATAATCAGGCCATCAAAGACGGACGTATCCTCCAGGTTGATTACAACATTCTGATGGCAGCCGCTAAGAAGGAATACGACGACTCGCTGAAGAAGCCTAAAAAACCGTCAGCAGTGAAAACGCCAGCAGGCGTGAAAAGTGTCGATACTGCCAGCGCGCAGACGCTGGAGCTGGAGGCGCAGTTACGCACTCTGCAGGAGCATAAGAGCATCACTGATACCATCAGCCAGCAGCGGCAGGAATTGTGGAAACAACAATCCCGCTTTTCGGTGCTGGAAGAGGCCGCCAAAAAGCGCGCGCTGACCGCCGATGAAAAATCGGTGCTGGCGAACAAAGACGAGGTACTGGCGCGGGCCGAAGTGAATGCCCGGCTGGGCGATCAGATTGTTGCCCAGGAACGGTTAAACCGCCTGCAGGACAGCTCGCAGAAGTACGTTACCCAGATTGGGGAGAAGACCCGAGCGCTGGTGGCCGGTGGCAGCATGAGTAGCCGCGGCGCGCAGCGGCAAAACGAAGAGGCACAGCTGCGGCAGGGCTGGATGAATGCCGGTGGTACGGACACCGATCAGGGTTATCAGAACGAACTGGATGCACTGAAGAAATATTATGCCGCACAGGACGAGCTCCGCGGCAACTGGCAGGCTGGGGCGAAATCAGCGTGGGCTGACTATGCCGATTCAGCAGCTGATGCCTATGGTTCGATGAAGTCCGCTGCTTCAGCCACATTCGATGGTATCAGCCAGAATATGGCCGATATGCTGACGACAGGGAAAGCAAACTGGGCTGATTTCACCCGTTCCACGTTGTCGATGCTGACGCAGATCCTGATGAAGCAGGCCATGGCTGGCCTGGTCAGTTCTGCCACGTCAGCGCTGGGTTTTGCTGGCGGTGGTTATACCGGATCCGGCGGCAAGTATGAGCCAGCAGGTGTGGTGCACCGTGGCGAGTTTGTCTTTACGCAGGAGGCCACCAACCGAATAGGTGTCGGAAACCTTTATCGCATGATGCGCGGTTATGCGACTGGTGGTCTGGTCGGCGTGAGTGGTGGTGGTGGCGTTGCTTCTCCTTTTGGCGTCAGCGTGTATGCGCCGGTTTCGGTGACAACAGGCCAGGGGGATTCCGGTCAACAGAAAGGAAGCGGCGATGCGCTGGGGAAAGCCTATCAGCAGGTGATCAATAACTCCATCAAGGAAGGTATCACCAGAGAAGTCCGGCCCGGTGGCATCATCTGGACTGCAACAAAACAGAGGTAAGCAATGGCGATCGAGCATTTTGCATGGCGGATTAAAGCATCCAGCCAGCCGACCCTGAAAAGCAAGGATACCGTCCGCACGGCACAGTTTGGTGATGGCTATAAGCAAGTGTCAGGTGCCGGGCTGAATGATGAAACGCTCAGCTATGAGTTTTCATTTACCGGCGAACCGGGAACCGTCAAGGATATCTATGTTTTCCTGCGGCGCCATAAGACGAAATCATTTTCGTTTACCCCGCCTGGCGGTGATCTTGCGCTCTGGCGCGTTGAGGCAGACAGCCTGCAGCGCGTCACCAAAAGTAAAACGGTGGAAACCGTATCAGCCACCTTTGAACAGGCGTTTGCACCATGAGCTTAAACAGTGATTATCAGAAACTTGAGCCGGGCAATGTTGTCCGGCTTTTTGATGTCGATGGCACCGCATTTGGTGTTTCCGACATTCTCCGCTTCCACGCCCACAATATTGCCCACACTGCAGATGAAATCGCCGATGCTGGTGGAGATGAAAATAAGCTACCGGCGAAATCGATCTGGTGGCAGGGGCAGGAATATAAAGCCTGGCCCTGCCAGATAGAGGGTATTGAGACGGCGACCGACGGGACCAGCGCGCAGCCAACGCTCTCGGTCGCTAACCTGGACAGTTCCATTACGGCGCTGTGTCTTGCTTATGATGATCTGCTGCAGGCAAAGGTCACGATTCATGACACGCTGGCGCAGTATCTGGATGCGAAAAACTATCCGGAGGGCAACCCGTCAGCGGATCCGCAGCAGGAAAAGCTGAAGGTGTTTTACATTGACGCCAAGAGCACTGAAACCAACGAGGTGGTGGCGTTTACGTTGTCCAGTCCAATGGACCTGCAGGGGCTGATGATCCCGACGCGCCAGCTACATTCGCTTTGTACCTGGTGTATCCGTAACAAATACCGCTCAGGTGATGGATGCGACTATGCCGGAACGCGTTATTTCGACAAGCACAACAACCCGGTTAACGATCCGTCACTCGATGAATGCCCCGGTACGCTCACTGCGTGCAAGTTGAGGCATGGCGAGGGGAACGCGTTGCCGTTCGGTGGTTTCCCTGGCACATCCCTGATTAGGAGCTGATATGCGTCAGAAAATTATCGACGCCATTATGGCGCATGCTGCTGCTGAATATCCGCGCGAATGCTGCGGCGTGGTGGTGCAAAAAAGCAGGGTGCAGCGGTATATTCCCTGCCGTAATCTGGCAACCGATCCGACAGAGCATTTCCACCTGTCGCCGGAAGATTACGCCGCTGCCGAAGACTGGGGAACAGTGATTGCCATTGTCCACAGCCACCCGGATGCCACGACGCAGGCGAGCGAACTGGATAAGGCACAGTGTGACGCTACGTTACTTCCGTGGCACATCGTCAGCTGGCCGGAGGGGGATCTGCGTACCATTCAGCCGCGGGGCGAGCTGCCGCTACTGGAGCGCCCATTTGTGCTCGGTCACTTCGATTGCTGGGGGCTGGTGATGAGCTATTTCCGGCAAACGCACGGCATTGAGCTGACGGATTACCGCGTGGATTATCCCTGGTGGGAAGACAGTTATCCCGAAAACTTCTACCACGATTGCTGGTATGAATGCGGATTCCGTGAATTCAGTGGCGTACCGCAGCCAGGTGATATGGTTATCATGCAGGTCCAGGCTAATAAGTGGAACCATGCAGGGATCCTGCTGGAAGGCAATATGCTACTCCACCATCTTTATGGCCATTTGAGTCAGCGTGTGCCTTATGGCGGCTACTGGCAGGAACGGACGATGAAGGTTCTACGGCATAAATCTCTGTGCTAACCTTTATGGACGTTTACTCAGGGAATGGAATATGAACAAAATACTTTTAGTCTTGTCTATTGCGTTATTGCCTGGATGTTCAACTGAGGTGGTTCCTCCAAGTAAAGCAAAACTTGCTCCGGCAAATCAGCTCTATAAATTTCAAGAGACTAATCCGAATGATGGTGTACTTACTGTTGTGCGTGACAGCGGATTTATCTCTGCAGGCTGTGCAGCAAGTTTGTATATCAACGGTGAGAAAGCCGCAATTTTAAACCAGAAGGAAAAGGCTATTTTTCATCTGCCTCCAGGTGAATGGGCGGTCGGAGCTACATTTGATGGGAAAGGTATGTGTAACTCCGGAATTGAAAGGCAAGAACGCTATATAAATATAAAAACTGATGATAGTAAGACTGTCAGAATATATATAGACAATGATGCCAATGTAGATATAAAACCTACTACAGTGCAATGAAACCACCTCCTGGTGGTTTTTTTATGGAGCGATTATGTCTGAGGTTATGACGCAAATAGAATTAGGTGGTGTTCTTGGGAAAACATTTGGTAAACAACACTATCGATTAGTCGGAAGCACATCCGAAGCAGTAAGAGCCCTATGCTGTACAATTAATGGATTCGAAAAGTTTCTGAATTCAAGTAAGCTGCGTGGTCTTACTTATGCGGTGTTCAAAGGTAAAAAAAATCTGAGTGAATCTGATCTTGGATATCCTGTTTCAGGTGAGGTTATTCGCATTATTCCTGTCGTTATAGGCAGTAAAAAAGCTGGCGTATTACAAACCATATTGGGAGCAGCTTTAGTTGTAGTTGGTGCTGTAGCAACATATTTTGGGGGCGGCGCTGTTGGCGTGCCTATGATGAAAATTGGTGCGGCAATGGCACTTGGCGGCGTTGTTCAGATGCTCTCACCTCAACCGTCAGGTCTTGCCAGTAAGCAAAGTGCAGATAACCACGCTTCATATGCTTTCGGTGGGGTGACAAATACTGCCGCACAAGGTTATCCGGTCCCGCTGCTTTATGGTCGCAGACGCATTGGCGGGGCGATCATCTCTGCTGGTATATACGTCGAAGACCAGCAATAACAAAATAATCTTCCTTTCAGGCTACCTTATGGTGGCTTTTTTTATGGGCGCAATATGGCTACAGCAACCCCGATTAAAGGCCGCAAGGGCGGCAGTTCCAGTTCACGAACCCCTACCGAACAGCCTGATGATCTGCAATCTGTAGCGAAGGCCAAAATCCTCGTTGCGCTTGGGGAAGGGGAGTTTGCTGGACAGCTCACCGGCAAGGATATCTACCTGGACGGAACGGCGCTGGAGAATGCTGACGGTTCCCAGAACTTCAGCGGCGTAACGTGGGAGTTTCGCGCGGGAACGCAGGCGCAAAAATATATTCAGGGTATTCCCGGTACCGAAAACGAAATCAGCGTAGGAACTGAGGTATCAAGCGCTACAGCCTGGACTCGCACGTTTACCAATACGCAGCTTTCAGCAGTTCGTCTGCGTCTGAAATGGCCCTCGCTTTTCAAACAGGAGGACGACGGCGATCTGGTGGGTTACTCGGTCAATTATGCAATTGACCTGCAGACGGACGGCGGCGCATGGCAGACGGTACTCAATACCAGCGTGACCGGCAAAACGACGTCTGGTTATGAGCGCAGCCACCGTATCGATTTACCGCAGGCTGGCAGCACCTGGACAATACGCCTGCGTAAGATTACCTCTGACGCCAACAGCGCGAAGATCGGCGACACGATGACGCTGCAGAGCTTAACCGAGGTGATTGACGCCAAACTGCGTTACCCGAACACCGCGCTGCTCTACATCGAATTCGACTCAAGCCAGTTCAACGGCTCTATTCCCCAAATTTCATGCGAACCGCGCGGTCGCGTTATCCGCGTTCCAGATACCTACGACCCTGAAACCCGCACTTATAGCGGTACATGGACCGGTGCGTTTAAGTGGGCATGGACGGATAACCCTGCGTGGATTTTTTACGATCTGGTTGTTTCTGACCGGTTTGGCCTCGGGCACCGTTTGACCACTGCGAATATTGATAAATGGACGCTTTATCAGGTTGCCCAGTATTGTGATCAGATGGTACCAGACGGCAAAGGAGGCAACGGTACCGAACCACGTTATACCTGCAACGTGTACATTCAGGACAGGAATGACGCCTACACAGTCCTGCGTGATTTTGCCGCTATCTTCCGTGGCATGACCTACTGGGGCGGGGATCAGATTGTGGCCATAGCTGACATGCCGCGCGATGTTGATTATAGCTACACGCGCGCTAACGTTGTTGGCGGTCGCTTCACCTATTCGAGCAGCACCACGAAAAGCCGCTACACCACAGCGCTGGTTTCATGGTCCGATCCCGGTAACGCATACGCAGACGCGATGGAGCCGGTGTTTGAGCAGCCTCTGGTGGCCCGGTACGGATTTAATCAGCTGGAAATGACAGCCATCGGCTGTACCAGGCAGTCAGAAGCTAACCGAAAGGGGCGCTGGGGTATTCTCACCAACAACAAGGATCGCGTTGTTTCGTTTGATGTTGGCCTGGACGGAAACATTCCGCAGCCGGGATACATCATCGCCGTGTCAGACGAGCTTCTGTCCGGCAAAGTTATGGGCGGCCGCATCAGTGCTGTTAACGGTCGCGTGATTAAACTTGACCGCGTAGCTGATGCAGCAGCAGGCGATCGCCTTATTCTCAATCTTCCCTCCGGTGCGTCACAGAGCAGGACTATTCAGGCGGTTAACGGGGAATCAGTCACAGTCACCACGGCATACAGTGAGACACCACAGGCCGAAGCTGTATGGGTGGTTGAGTCAGATGAACTCTACGCCCAGCAGTATCGTGTTGTCAGTGTCTCCGATAACAATGATGGTACCTTCTCGATTACCGGCGCATGGCACGACCCGGATAAATATGCCCGTATCGATACCGGAGCCATCATTGACCAGCGGCCGGTGAGTGTGATCCCGCCGGGTAACCAGTCGCCGCCGGCTAACATTGTGATCAGCTCGTTTTCAGTGGTTCAACAGAATATCAGCGTCGAAACCATGCGGGTGAGCTGGGACCAGGCGCAGAACGCTATCGCCTATGAGGCACAGTGGCGCCGCAATGACGGTAACTGGGTAAACGTGCCGCGCAGCTCCACCACTTCCTTCGATGTTCCTGGCATTTATGCCGGACGTTACCTTGTTCGTGTGCGCGCCATTAACGCCGCTGAAATTTCCTCTGGCTGGGGATACTCCGAAGAGAAAACGCTGACGGGCAAGGTGGGAAATCCACCGAAACCTGTCGGCTTTGCGACAACGCCGATCAACTGGGGGATTCGCCTGAACTGGGGATTCCCGGCTAACACCGGGGACACGCTGAAAACGGAAATTCAGTACACCGCGAACAGTGATTTCTCTAATCCTCTTTTGCTGTCGGATGTGCCTTATCCGTCTGCAGAATATATCCAACTGGGGCTGAAGGCGGGGCAGGAATTCTGGTACCGCGCGCAGCTGGTAGACAGAACGGGTAATGAATCAGGCTGGACCGACTGGGTTCGTGGTGAATCTAATGCGAATGCTGACGACTACCTGGGTGATATTGCTGATGACTTCCTGACGTCTGCCGACGGTGACCGCCTGACAGGCGACATTGATACCAACCTCGAAGCCGCATTGCAGAACGCGCTGGCCAATCATGGAACGGTGGAACACCAGTGGGCGCAGTACGGCGAAGTGCGCGCGGATATTCTGGTGGTCAAAACGACCATTGCTGATGTTGATAAAGCGATGGCTGAAATGACCACCCAGGTACAGGCGCAGATTAAAGATGTGACAGCCTCTCTCGAGGACAAACTGACTGCTACTGTCGATGCTTCGGGTGCGACGGCTATTCATACCCTGAAAGCCGGAGTGCGCATCAACGGTATTTTTTACAGTGCCGGGATATCAATTGCGGTACTGGCCGAAGCGGGTAAGCCGGTGGTCACTCGCGTCGGATTTAACGCCAACCAGTTCGTCCTGATGAGTGGTAGTGGCAACACGCAATATTCACCGTTTGCGGTGGTCAATGGTCAGGTATTTATCAGCGATGCGTTTATTCAGGATGGCAGCATTACCAATGCCAAAATTGGTAATTTTATCCAGTCGAATAACTTCGTTGCGGGTTCAGCAGGCTGGCGCATTGATAAAAATGGAAACGCTGAATTACATGGCAAACTTTACGCTGACAGTGGCCAGTTTGCATTTAATGGCACCAATAACACTGTCGTCATCAACGGGAATGGGCTGACGGTCAATTTGTCCGGTGGTGGTCGGGTTGTAGTCGGGAGGTGGTGATATGCCGGAGGGGATATTAATCGACTATAACGATGGACGTCCGGTGATGGTAATTACTGCGGGGCTGCGAGCCCCGAGTTTTTGTACATCGTTCTCGGGCTGGTCATCTCAGTTCATGCAGTATCCGGTCAATACGCCACTTGTTGCAGGTTCACAGGTTATCGTGGTGCCAACCAACCCCATTTACATCTATTCCTATGCTGAATTTGATGTGGCCATTATGACCGGCGTCACCCGCAACGGTAATTCTGGGGTAATCATCGGGGCTGAGACAATCGGAGGGAAAAGCATTGTCCCCGACTGGTCAGGCTACGTTATGGAGCTGCTCCCTGCGGCGACGTATAACGAAGGATTACTGGTTTCAAACTCGACTGACTTCACCGCCATATCTAATCAGGCTGCGCTGATGACCTGCGCCTGGTCGGGACGCATTACGGTTAACGGCAGCGCGCCGCTTCCGGTCAGCGGTATTCCTTTCGGCAAATGGGATAACCCGAATGTGTCGGTGGGGTTTGATGGCACCAGTATCATCGTTCGCGATATTTCCTACACAGGGCGGGACGACGTGGCCGGAACGGCGACGATAGACCTGGTGATATTCAACCAGACAGCACCAGTCGGCGGAGACGGTATTACGATGACCAACGCCGCAGGTCAGGTCACGTTCTCCACGCTGAAACGCCCATTTGTGTATGACCGACAAATCCAGATCACCGATGCTTTCCAGAATATTGGCGGCGGTTTCTGCCAGATAGTTTATACCGGCGTGCAGGTCCGTATGGATGGTGGTTACGGAAATATACGGACGAAGGGCGTCGTGATGTCCGGTGGTAATGTCAGGTCAGCCTACAACAAAGTCTTTGCTAATCACAACTCCGGTTCGTGGGATATGAGCCGTAACAGAAATATCACCATGCCCATTCTCATTATTCCGAACATGTACTGAGGAAACCCCATGTCAGCAGGAACGTTAACCCTTAACAATAACTCAGCCTCGGTTGCCGGAACTAACACCACTTTCACCACTGAGTTAGCTGCAGGTGATTTTATTGTGGTTGTCGTGGGTGGTGTGCCTTTCACACTTCCCGTACTGGAAGTTAACAGCAATACACGGCTGACGCTGGTCAGTAATTACACCGGGCCGCGAGCGACAGGAGCCGCCTGGTCTGCCGTTCCCCGCGTGGCGCTGAATATGGTCACCGCGGCGCTGGTGGCACAAAGCGCTGAAGCCTTACGCGGGCTGAACTACGATAAGCAGAACTGGCAGCAGGTATTCAGTGGCACAGGAAATGTCACAGTAAGACTACCGGATGGCGCTACATTCACTGGGCCGTCATGGAAATATCTGACTGATAATGCGGTAATGAAAAATAATGGGGTCGCACCTGTCAGCGAAGGGGGGACTGGTGCATCAACTGAAGTCGGTGCCAGATCAATATTATACGCCGCAAGTGGACAATATGGTTTTGGAGCCATAGAGGGATGGCAAACATTCAACCGTACTCTTTCTGGCTCAACGTTACCATCAAGACCGGGGGTATATTATGCGAATAGCTCAACCTGGGCATCAAGCGATTTTGGTGCGGTACTCGTATTTTCAAATGGGGGTGATGATAGATTGCCATCTGCGACAGGGTCATGGATTAATATCCTTGAATTAGGAAACGATGGGAATATCTACTATAAAATGGATATAAATGGCACCGTTTCCTCCTGGTTTAAGCAATATAGCGATAAGAACACCACCATAGACGGTAATGGTAACCTAAAACCGGCATCCCCTATTGTTAAAATATTTGGTAACGGAGCGGTAGAACTCAATGATGAATCAGAAGGGGTCACTGTAACGCATGTATCTACTGGAGTGTACCTTCTCTCTGGTGTCACAGGGCTGAATGCTGATCCTTTATGGGGTGGGGTTGATGGTGGGGTTGTAATCCCGAAAGACATCAATAACCAACCGCTGATCTGGGCTGATTATAGCGTGGAACCTGACGGTGATATCCTGCTGAGGACATATCACCGTACTCACCATAATGCGCCAGAATTTGCCCGGAATCTGATTGGTATTAAAAATAAAGATGGTTCGTTTACTGAAACAGTGAAAGATGGCGAGCCGGTTGATATTCCGGTCGGTCGGTGGGTTGATGTGCGTGTTCAGATGCCGGAGGGCAGTGTCTGGAATCAGAAGCAACTGGCAATACGGGAGACTATTGAAAAAGCTGAAAGGGAGCGCCAGGAAAATCAGCAGGAGGATTAGTTATAAAAATTGATGATTGCCGCAACCACGCCGTATGCAAGAGCATGATTGCGGCCGACTGGCGAACGTTCGATAGTGCGAGTATTGAATGATTGCCAGTCACGGCGGATTGTACTTAAGCAATATGACGGTTCAAGGTGTTTAATCTGAAACCAGCCACATATCAGCTTCTTCAAACATTTCCTGAACAGTACGGCTTATCTGTTCCTTCTCATGCTTGCTGGCGTCAGTGTTGATCGCCGGCAGTGTCATCATCGGTTTTACCCGAACATCAGCATCGGGGAAGATCCGGTGAACCCTCCTGGTTAACTCGCCAAGAATGATATCTTTTGCTCCGGGCAGACCATCAAAATTCCTTTTGTCATAAACGAGTTCCACGAACATTGCTTATTGCCTCTTTACTGGATGGATATACAGTATTTATACTGTGTTTTTATCCGGTATTCAAGAGAGGGCGTAAACATGGGCTTTCCTTCACCTGCGGCAGATTATGTTGAAACACGAATCTCCCTCGATCAGCAGCTAATCAGCCAACCCGCAGCGACTTATTTTATGCGGGCATCGCGTTCACATTTCAGGGAAGGGATAATCCAGGGGGCGCTACTGGTTGTTGATGCGTCACTTTCTCCCTGTGATGGCTCGCTGCTGATCTGCGCGATAGACGGAGAATTTAGGATCAAGCGATATCGGACACATCCTCAACCCCACCTCGTTAATCTGGAGAACGGGAGAAAGGAGGCGCTGCCAGTAGATGATGGCGGTTACAGTTCTGCACCCGCTATATTCGGGGTGATCACGTACATCATTAATGATGCCAGGAATGGAGAGTTCGACGATTGCCCAGTTATGTAATGAAAAAAAAGCCCGTTTATACGGGCTTTCGTTTAGTCATTTTTTCTGGACTTTTGCAATTGTTCAAGCCTTACATGAAGTGATTTAGGGAATAGCTCTGTGTAAACTTGCCACAGTACATTCAGCGACCTGTGGCCAGTAACTTGAGCCACTTCCTCTATACTGAATCCAGCTTCAAAAAGTCTGCTGGCGCCTTCCCTTCTAAGGTCATGATATCTTAGATCCTCAATTCCAAGAGCACTTCTTACCCTTTGGAATCCTGCCGTTACGGAACTGCTTATATAAGGGAATATTAGCTCTGACTTACGCGGCTGGCGCTGGACAATATCCCAGGCTTCTCCGAGTAAAGCGACATTCATGTGGTTCCCTTCTTTTTTACGTGGATCCTTCCTGTCTCTCACCAGCACTGATTTTTGTTTTTCATCGATATCATCCCATCGCAGACGGCAAACCTCGCCAATGCGCATGCATGATAAAACAGAAAACATCAGAATATCGACGAATGGGATTTTTGATCCCCGCCTTTGAGAACGTTGCTTCAGGCCTTCAATCAGCATGTCTAGTTCTTCAGATGCTGGTCGACGACTACGTCGATTTGATTTTCCAATTAACCCCAATTTTAGGAGGTGAGGGCGTGCCTCTTTTGCCGGATTGCTAGTATAGTTAATGCCATACACTGGCTTTGCACAATCAAGCACGCTTCCAAGATAGCTGACGTCATGGCTTACGGTCGCTGGCCCGGCTCCTGCATTATTTCGCAATCGACAGTGCTCTATTACGTCATTTGCGGTTAATGACAACAGGGGGATAGCTGCAATGTCGCAGTCAACGAGCATATTAAGAACATAGCTTTTTGTTCGCCCCGCTTTGCCACCAGCGTTTGGATCATTGATATATTTTTGCAACAAATCACGGACTGTTATTCCGGTAGCATCATCAGATGACGGGAGACCATAAAGATCCAGTTCCATAACCCTCTGGGATCCCCATGTTTTAGCATGCGCCTGTTTTGGGAAGGTTTTACTTTCTCTGAATGTGATAACGCCTTTTTCCTTAATAAGCACGGTACAGCGGTAGCGTGGAGTGCCATCAGATTTTAGTCGTTTCTCTATGTTATAGTATGCCATTACTCTGTCTCGTCATTTCAGGTTCCCATACGTATGGGGTCCTGAGTGGGAACCTGATAAGAGAAAAATATACTTAAATGTCAAAAAATGCACGGTAATCTTGAAATGATAAAAACCAGCCAAACCAGCGCAATGCCTGAAAATACTGACAATCACTGGAATGGTCGGTTTAGTGTTGCTCCTATGCTTGACTGGACGGACAGACATTGCCGCTACTTTTTGCGCTTACTGTCCAGCCAGACGCTGCTCTACACGGAGATGGTAACCACCGGCGCGATCATTCATGGTAAAGGCGATTATCTGGCGTATAGCGAAGAAGAACATCCGGTCGCTTTGCAACTGGGCGGGAGCGATCCGGCTGCGCTGGCGCAGTGCGCAAAGCTTGCTGAACAACGGGGCTATGACGAAATTAACCTCAACGTGGGTTGCCCTTCCGATCGTGTACAGAATGGAATGTTTGGTGCCTGTCTGATGGGGAATGCGCAACTGGTCGCTGATTGCGTCAAAGCGATGCGCGATGTGGTATCGATTCCGGTAACGGTGAAAACCCGTATTGGTATTGATGACCAGGACAGCTACGAATTCCTGTGCGATTTCATCAACACGGTCACCGGTAACGGTGAATGTGAGATGTTTATCATCCACGCCCGCAAGGCCTGGCTGTCCGGGCTAAGCCCGAAAGAAAACCGCGAAATCCCACCGCTGGATTATGACCGTGTTTATCAGCTAAAGCGCGATTTTCCGCATCTGACGATGTCGATCAACGGTGGCATAAAATCGTTGGAAGAAGCGAAAATCCATCTGCAACATATGGATGGCGTGATGGTGGGGCGCGAAGCTTATCAAAACCCAGGCATTCTGGCGTCCGTTGACCGCGAGATTTTTGCTGTCACCAGCGAAGATGCCGATCCGGTCGCCGTAGTGCGTGCGATGTATCCGTATATTGAGCGTGAACTGAGTAAAGGAACCTATTTGGGGCATGTCACGCGCCATATGCTGGGACTGTTTCAGGGGATTCCTGGGGCACGGCAGTGGCGTCGCTATCTGAGCGAAAATGCGCATAAAGCCGGGGCAGATATTGAGGTTCTGGAACATGCGCTGAAGCTGGTGGCAGACAAACGTTAAGTTTTCACCAAAAGTTAGTGAATTTCACCACGCCCTGCGCTTCGTCGCGGGGCGTTTGCTTTATAAATCAATATATTAATTTTGGCATGTTTCTTGTAAAGCTGTGGAGAGTATTTCATTTCGGGAGAGAGCCATGCTGGAACTACTTTTTGTGATTGGATTTTTTATCATGCTGATGGTCACCGGCGTATCTTTGCTGGGAGTGCTGGCCGCATTGGTGGTAGCCACTGTGGTGATGTTTTTGGGCGGACTATTTGCGTTGATGATTAAACTGTTGCCCTGGCTGTTATTGGCCGTTGCCGTGGTGTGGGTTATCAAGGCGATAAAAGCGCCAAAAGTCCCACAGTATCAGCGCAATAACCGCCGATTTTACTAA